GCCAGGGACAAACACTCTAGCTTATTACGAAAATCCGTAAATTACGGCCGTAAAATGGTTTATAGAACAGGCCCCTGGAGAGTAATCTTGTAGATGCAACTTAACTTTGCACGATTAAGCAATCTTCAACTCAAATCAGACAAATCGTTTTACAAATTTTTCTCGCGTAGATTACATCCTTGACTAATAAGCTAGAGTGTTTGTCACCATTCGACGCTCTCACCCTAGTCTAATATTTCCGAGCAAGGCCGAGTCTACAAAATTAAATTACTTCACCAAAGTTGCTCCTAGTTCTGCACGAAGAATCCTAGTTCAATGTTGCTATGTTTGTTAATAAAACACTCTAGCTTATAACAGCAAAGCGTCACATACGCAAAAAAGTTTTACGCAGTTTTTTTCAAATCCAGTGCTTTTTCACCACATTTTTTTTATAGAAAATCTGTTTTTATTTAACCATATAGTATCATTAATTATTTTTTCTTGAGATTCCTTATTATCTTTAGACCATTTATAAAAAGATGTATAAACATTATTATAATTTAATAGGCACACATTTTTACTATTATAATTACCGTATTTGTGTATATTATGCGGTCCTATATTAATAGGATATGAATTAGTAATTGAAATACTTATGATATTTATAAAAGCCAGATATATAGCCAAGAAATATCTTTTCATATATTTTATTATATATTATATTATATACTTATATAAAATATATTTTCATTTATTGCCACCTTATATATAATACTATATTCTGGATATCCAGATATCTGAATAATCCTAATTTTTGATATTTATAATTTGAGTACATAACTTTTTTTTATTTAGAATTTCTAGAAAACTTTTGAAATATTAGAAAATAAAAGGTTATGTACTCAAATTATATTCTCATATTTTTTAGAAAATTCTAGATACCTCTACGATATCTATGATTAGCGTATCTTTTTAAAGACTTAAAGATTAACTATTATATTAATAATAAATGAAAAAGTCATTACGACAATCTTGTTTTATATCTATTGAAAATAACAAAAATATAGGTTGTCAATTATTCAATATAGCGTATTTGATAAATATATTGAATAAATCTAATGAAAAAAATATTAAGAGGAAGATTTTATTCAGAAAAGGTAATAATATCTATGCCAATAGTTTATTCAATGGTTTATTTACAGTTATCGAAGATGATAAATATGACAAAATAAATTTTGAGAGAATGTCTATTAATGATATTGATATCGAAGAATTAAGCGCAACTTATAAAAATATCGAGATATGTGATACAGATACTAGTATTATTGCTAAAACATTTAAGCACATAGATGAATCTATTAAGAATAAAATACTCGATTTAGTTTATTCTAACGAAGATTTGATGTATGAGGCATATTATAAATATCGAGATATCCAAGATTTTTTTGGAAATAATGTTCAAGATAAGGATTTAGTAGTTTTACACATTCTAAAAGATACTAACGTAGATTATGATTATTACTTTAATGCCTTAAGTATTATGGAAGTCGCGAAAATTAAAAATTGCGCAGTTATAACTGATGATATAGAATGGGCAAAAACAATTCTATCAGATATCAATGACTCCTCAACACATATCTTTAATTATGTTAATTATACAGACGACGACAATAATAATAATAATTATGAAATTAATTTTATTTTGATGTCAATGTTTAAAAATATCATAGTATCAGACAATAAGGATGATATGGATGGTATATGGGCATCATATATTAGCCATTATGATATTAAAAAGGTAATAACACCTGATAAAAATGTTATACATAAATATATAACAGATATATTATAATAAATACTATGATTAATAATGACTTGTATTTTACCTTTATAAAAATATCAAGTAATTATACAAATTTAATGGTATGTAAATATTGGTATAAAAATATTATTAAAGATATTAAGAAAAAGAAACTAGAGTTTTATGATACACAATTATATTACGCAATAAATAATAAACACATGTATTTATCTTACAGCAAATTTGATAAAATACTATTGAGCGCTTATGATAACATAATATTAAATATTATAAAAAATGTAATAAATGACGAAGATATTAAGGATAATTTTATGAATAAAATGATAGAAAATTATAAACAATTAAGTATTATTATAGCGATATTCTATAATTATAATACTAATACTAATACAAGTACTAATATAACAAATAGAAATGATGACGATAAATTTGATAATATAGAGAAATATATCGCAGAAGACTATTCAAAATTATTGAGTCAATATTATAATTATAATATCATATTAGCATAATCATAGCAAAATGTAAATGCTATATCTAACATTTAACATTTATTGTCATTACAGGACTTAAGAAACCACTGTCTTTAAATATTATTCTATAATGGAAATGCCTTTCTAATATTTTATTGAACATTTTTTTTACCTTGTATTTATCAGGACAATATAAGCGTACTTCTGCTTGTCCATTTTTAACTACAGATACACCTATATTATTGAAACTTTTATACGCTTCAAAAGGGTCTTCTATTATTTTTGAATTATCTGTGCTATTTGCTGCCCAATAAATTATTTTTGTTCCATCTTCATATTCTCTCATGTCTATGGTATATTTTAGATTTGCCCCAGAAGGATATTTAGGGTCGCATAGTAAAGTATTGGGTAAATATGTTAATCCTAAAAAGGGCAAGAAAGTCTCTTTCTTTAATGATAAAAATATTATTATAGATATTATTATTATTGATAATATACGAATAAATATATTATAATCATCATTAAATAGTATATATATACTTGTCGTTAATGCGTAAAGCATTAAAATAAAAACAATTATCATATGTATATATATTTCGGTCTTAAATAGGTCATTCATATTTTTTAGAAATCTATTATATAAAAAGAATATTATTATCCTACGTAAATACTATCAGCGACACCCATATTAATAGATTCTTCAGCGTTAAACTGTAGGTCTTTAATGAGAAGGTCTTTTAGCATTTTCTTATTAATTTTCGTTTTTGTTAGATAAAAGTGATTAATATGTTCCTGAATCTTAATACAATTTTTATACGTATCATCAATATACGCCAATTTACCCCAGCATCCAGAGCGCAATTCGTGAATCAATACATAAGAATTTTTACACACATATCTCTTTTTACCATGAATACTAATAAGAGTTCCCGCCGAAGAAACACTTCCGTCAATTACAGTATTTATAGGAATCCGCGAATTTTCCATACAATCAATAATAGAAAATGCCGAGGAAATACAACCGCCATCCGTAGTAATATGTAAAAACATCTCGATTTTAGTATTCTTTTCTACTTCTTCAATTTTAAGTTCATTTTCAAGCGCCCTAATATTTTTACAAAGAAGAAAAGCAGATTTCGCCGTGATATATCCCGAAAAATAGATATGGTTGTTATTAATATAGATATCATTGTTATTTTCATTATCACCGCCATTTTCATCTCCGGATTCTTCGTTTTTAGTCATCAGTTTCCTCTTCTTGCTTCTTTTAGCGAACTCCATAATATTATATATTATATACTATATACGTCTAAATCTTATATGATAAATTCATAATATCGCACCATAATAGGTGGCGCTACGTAGTTATAAATATTTGAGTCCGTAATATGTAAATAATGCTTGTAATATTGAAAATACGCACATAATAAATATTATTTTTATAATATCATATATTTCAGGTATCTCTATCTTTATATTCGCGGTATTTTTAGCATCAATATTTCTTCCTATGCTAAAATGAATAATATTTTCAATAGTATTTAGAAATAAAAACACTATTGCAGATATGAGTATAAGATTATTATGAATGCGTATTTTCATATTTTCTATATCTTTTCTATTATATAAAATTATATTTTAGATATATAAGCGGGTTTTTTATTTCTAGTTATTATAGATATAGAGATGGAATTATTTAATTATCTAATATTAATATTAATAATTTCTTTAATTATTCTAATAATATATTTTAATGGCAAAATAAAGAGTATATTATTCGACTATTATATGGAACCATTTGCGGTTAATGAAAAAATAGGATTAAAATGGTTATATTTGGGAAATTCCGAACCAAATGGCGATAAAATTAGCAACGAAAAACTCTATATTTTATTGAATTATAAGTGGGTCTCGCCTATAATTATTAATAATGATGAGTTTGATTCAATAGGAATTAAAAATATAACCTACGACAGTTTCATTGATATAGATGGAAGATTTTTCAAACCCTATAATATTTCAACAGATAATAAAGACATCGGGTTAATGTGGAGAGATTTAGGAATAAAAACCGAAAGATATGTAACAGATTTCTATAGAGAAATTAAGAATGATAAAATTAAAACCGCAATTGAACTTAAGCATAAAAATAATTCACACGAAACTATAGATGGTGAAAAAGTTATAACTTTTACGCAAAAAGAATACGATGATATTAAATCGGCAACTCAACTTACATACGATTCATATATTATAATAGGAGAAGACAACCGCATCTATCAACCATATTATAAACATAAAATAGTTAAGACCGACGAACTTTTTTCGGATATAAATATAGATAAAATATTAACAAGAGGTTTCGATAATTCTTTCTTGAAATCCACGCCGATTAAAACGCATAATATGAAAAACGATGATTATTTTAATACAGACATCTATAATAATAAAGGGGTATCAAATAATGAACTACAATTTAATACCGAAGCGTTAAATTATAGACAGAGTAATGATAATAATTATAAATCTATTTTGGAACCAATAGAAGATAATTATCTGCCTTATATTCCAGAAAAATACAATGACGACCCTAATTATTTAACAGAAAAGACAATAAATCAGTTTGTAATTATTGACCTTTATAAAAATATATTAGGCAGACAACCCAAGCAGAAGGAAATTATATTAAATCTTCAAGAATTTTATGAAAAAAATAGCGACGAAGAAAAATTGAAAATGAGACTCTATAATACTACCGAATATAAAATGAATGTTAAAATGCAGTCGAATGAAATAGACCCGGGTCTCGTATCAAAAATATCTGAAAAAAACATTATTGACGAATTAATAGTAATCTACAAAAATCACTTTAATAAAGCGCCACATGATAAGATGAAAATACCTTTAAAGCAGGCATATATTCATCTACAGTTTAATGACTATTTATTTAAAGCGATGTTAATGCACGATAATTATCATAAATTTGAAAACGAGATTCTGCGGGAATACATAATAAACGATGAAAAATTATTAGAAATATTTGACAACAATTTTATATTATATGAATTACGCTTAATAGCAAACGAATTAAAAAGGCGCGATATATTAAAAAGAAAGGCACTCGCTACTCCTATTGGATTATCGACTGATGCGGAAAAAAATAATGCCGAGTCGGCAAATAGTCCTGATACTGATTTAAATAGTTTGAAACATATTTCTGATATTATGAAAAATAGCGAACCAGTATTTAATATTAACATTACATTACAAGATAAAAATACTTCTATGCCCTATAATAATTCGGAGAATACTGGAATAGACCAAGACAATTATAACTCATTAGAAGATGATTATTCATCGATGTCATTTAATCCAGCAGACCCTAGTATTTCATTAAATATTCCCGAAGATACAACACAAGGAACCACGCAAGGAACCACGCAAGGAACCACACAAGGAACCACACAAGGAACCACGCAAGGAACCACACAAGGAACCACTCAAGGAACCACGCAAGGAACCACGCAAGGAACCACGCAAGGAACCACGCAAGGAACCCAAATAATATCATCATCTATATCAAATTCATCAAATATTCAGATAAACGACCAGAATCGTGTAAATACTGCTATTTCACAAAATAACACAGGAACATCTAATATTAATAATATAAGGGCTTCTCCAAAACCAGTTTATAAGAATTTAGATAATATCGTATATAATAATAATATGATTAATAATATTAGACAACAAAATAGAAGGAAAGAGAAAGAACTTCCGAGAAGAATATATGAACCAATAAATTATAAACAACATTATAGAGGACCCTCGGAATATAGACCTAACGTATGTTCTTATGGTACTAAACAAATAGTTAACCCAGTATATTTAAATGGTGATGGTACAGATTTGCGAGAAGCAATTCAAAATACGCAAATCGGTAGCATTATGCCAAAATTTGTATATAGAGAATATGAAGATGTAAAATAAAATATTTCTTATATATAGAATATTGAGATGTATATTAATTTAGAAGGAGGAAGCACGAAAGTTTACACTGGTCCCAAAAAGGGTAAATTTTATATTAATAAAAAAGGTAAAAAGGTTTATCTAAATCGTAAGATGTTGGAAGACGAAGTTCCATATAAAAAAAATAAGAAACCTGCGGCGAAACAGAAAAAAATGTAAGAAATTCACCACAATTATTATTGATTTAATTTTTTAATATATTTATTAAAAATAGATTATGTCTTCTATAACTATTAATAAAATTATTAAAGATATTGAAATCAAAAAACTCAAGGATTTATATAGCGAATATAATAATGTTATTAAACTGATATCGAAATTTATTATAAAGAAAAATCTCATACTTTATGGCGGATTAGTTATTAATTTATTATTAC